TCCTTGTGAAGATGGTAAATGGGCTTTAGAAGTATCCGTATATAGAACATTAGAAGACACCGAGACAACAGTAGACACTGTTACTTTATTAACTGACGAAGAAGTATAATGAGCAATGTAACCGCAGAGTCGATGTATACCTCCCTCGAAGGGAAGAGATACCAATACCTAGATAGAGCAAGACAAGCATCTAAACTGACTCTGCCATATCTTATGCCTGATGAGGGCTTCGGTTCTCACAGTAGATTAGACACACCCTTTCAAGGCGTTGGGGCAAGAGGAACTAACAATCTAGCATCAAAACTATTACTCGCACTCCTACCCCCTAACGCCCCATTTTTTAGACTGAATGTAGATAAGTATGCTTTGGCTGCCGAAGGTGCAGATGCTAGTATGCTATCTGAAATAGAAGCAGGACTTCAACAAGTAGAAGATTCTGTGATGGAAGAAATCAGTCGTGAGACTTACCGAGTAGCAATCCATGAAGCACTCAAACATCTTATCGTAACAGGTAATGCTTTAGTATATATGCCTGATGATGGTGGTATGCGAGTGTTTCACTTAGATAGATATTGTGTACAACGAGATGCTATGGGTAATATCCTATACATCTGCACTAAGGAATCCCTATCATATATGTCTTTGTCTGAAGAGATGAAAGCACTTGTAGGTATCCAAGGTAATAGTGCTGACGAAGAAATCAATTTATATACCGCAGTGTGTCGTAAGGAAGACCACTGGTTTGTTTACCAGGACATCAATGGTGTTCGTATCCCATCCTCAGAAGGTAAGTATAAACTAGATAAGAACCCATTCATTCCACTCCGCTTCACTCGTGTTGATGGAGAAGACTATGGTCGTGGATATGTTGAAGAATATCTTGGAGACTTACAATCACTTGAATCACTTACACAAGCTATCGTTGAAGGTAGTGCTGCTGCCGCTAAAGTATTGTTCCTAGTTAATCCTAATGGAACTACTAGAGCTAAGACACTTGCAGAGTCACCTAATGGTGCTATCTCTCAAGGTAATGCAGCAGATGTATCAGTCCTTCAACTCAATAAATTTAATGACTTTAGAGTTGCCCAAGAAACTATCAATACAATTAAGGATAGACTTGGACACGCCTTCTTACTTACATCAGGTGTAGTCCGACAAGCCGAGCGTGTAACTGCTGAAGAAATAAGAATGTTAAGTATAGAGTTAGAGTCTGCCCTTGGTGGTCTTTACTCATTACTTAGTACCGAACTTCAAATGCCTTTAGTCAATCGACTGTTGGTAGTAATGAAGAAAAAGAAATCATTACCTGAACTACCTAAGAATGTTGTTAGCCCTGTTATTATTACAGGTGTTGAAGCACTAGGTCGTGGTAACGATTTACAGAAACTTGACTTGTTCCTAGCTGGAGCAGCTCAAGTTGTTGGAGCAGAAGCAGTAGCTCAGTTCGTCAATGTAAGCGAATACTTTAAGCGTAGAGCAACATCTCTCGGCATCAAGACTCAAGAGTTAATTAAGTCTCCTGAACAGATGCAACAAGAAGCTCAACAAGCCCAACAAGCAGCGATGATGCAAGCTGCCGTACCTAATGGTGTTAATGCTATTAGTAACCAAATAAGCCAAGCTCAAGACGGAGCGAATATGGAACAACAACAAAGCGAGTAATATGGAAAGAGTAGTAATACAAGAACACAGTGAGGAAGAAAATATCTCACTTGAAAAGCAAGCTGAAATGCAAGATGAAGCTGCTAAAGCTAGAGGTCAAAGTATCCAATCTGAATCTGAAAAGATTGAGGAGACTAAGACACCTATTGAAAGTGAACGCCCTGAGTGGTTACCTGAAAAGTTTGAATCTCCTGAAGAAATGGCGAAAGCTTATGCTGAAGCTGAGAGAAAACTATCAGACCCAAAAGACACTAAGGAAACTAAAGAAGCTAAACCTAAAGAAACTTCTGAACCTTCTGATACTGTCATCTCTAGTGCCACTGAAGAATTTACAAACAATGGGGAACTATCTGACAAGACTTATGATAGTCTTGAGAAAGCTGGTATCCCTAAAGAAATGGTCGATGCTTATATCGCAGGTCAGCAGTCATTAAGTGATGCTCAGACTAATACCATCCACGAAACTGTTGGTGGTGTATCTGAGTATAATGCTATGGCTGCGTGGGCAGGTGAGAACTTATCCGATGAAGAGCTAGAAGGATTTAATACTATTGTCGAGAGTGGAACTGTAAGCCAAGCAACTGTTGCAGTTAAAGGTTTATATGCTCAATACAAAGCTCTAGGAGGTGGTGAACCACAACTAGAAAAAGGCGGTACTTCTGCTGCTGACGCTGGGGCTAAACCATTTGGTTCTGCCGCTGAAGTCACACGAGCAATGCGTGATGCAAGATATGCTGAAGACCCTGGATATAGACAAATGGTCGAGAAACGACTAGCAGTCACAACCGCAATATAATATGCCTACAGAATTATTAGCAATGTTAGGAGGTGGAGCAAGTGGCTTCATCTTCAAACTCATCGGTACGATGGCATCCAACCAACAAGCAAACCTTGAAGCTATGATAAGGAGACAGAAAGCTTCTGACGATAGTGCTAACCAAGCTGCTAAAAGAGGTGGTGAATGGATACGCAGAATTATCGTATGTGTTGTTTTGTTTGGTGTAATCATTGCACCTTTTATTCTAGCTCATAGCCCTGAAGGTGTAACAGTCGGAGTGGAGTACAGTAAGTTCTTTGGAATGTTTACTGGTACTGCCTACGAGACACTGAATGGTTATGTTATATTACCTGAAATACGACAAACTGTTTTAGCTATTGTCGGTTTCTATTTTGGCTCATCACAAGTGAAATAATATGAATGAAATTCTTAACTATATCAATCACTTGTGTTGCGTTCCTAATCCAAACAATACAAGCAAATGAATCTCTGTTACTTCAAGACTTCGTGTCAAAAATCCCATTGTGGGAAGTGTACCCTGATAGCCCTAAAGAAGTTATTGGGGATAATGGTAAAGCCTATGGGCATTATCAAATCACGAGCATTATGGTTAAAGACTACAATCGTATCACTGGTAAAAAGGTTTTACATGAAGATTGTTTTGACCCTGAAGTTTCTAAAGAAATTGCTTACGAAGTTCTTACTCATTATTCAAAACATATTAAAAGGCTTGGAGTAAGACCTACTGTAAAGCATTGGTTGTTTATATGGAATGGTGGAGGTGGTGCTTGGAGACGAGTACATAACCCTATCAATGATAATAAACAACTTCGGCTGGAAGCATACGCTAATAAAGCTATGACCTTCCTTTAATACTTTTCGTTCTAGATTAATAAGCACAATGCCCTCTGAGGAGGATAACATTTGGTAAGCAGATAATCGAAGACAAAAAACAATAAACAAAATTAACCCCTAATAAAGAAAGAAAAAAACTATGGCTAATGGAAATACATCCCCTAGTAGAAGTGGCTTGATTTCAGGTGGTTCTGATAATGATGAATTGTTTCTCAAAGTCTTCTCAGGAGAAATCTTGACTGCTTTTGAGCAAAACAATGTTATGAAAGACCTACACTTAATGAGAACTATCTCATCAGGTAAGTCTGCTCAGTTCCCTGTCTCAGGCATTGCTACTGCTAAATATCATACACCTGGTGTCAACATCGCTGACTCAGGTAACTCAATGTTAAGCTCTATTGGAATGAATGAGCGTGTCATCACTATTGATGATGTTCTTGTTTCATCCACATTCATTGCTAACATTGATGAACTAAAGCAACATTACGATGTTCGCTCAATATATGCTGCTGAACTTGGAAAAGCTCTAGCTAAAAGATTCGACATTGCTACAATGAAGACTCTATTTGCTGCTGCTGGAACAGGTGCTTCTGCTCCTCAAGCTGGTGGTAACTCAATCACTGGTGCTACTACTAACACTACTGCTGGTATCGTAGACGCATTATATGCTGCTGCTACTAAGTTAGATGAAGTAGACGCTCCAAGTGAAGGTCGTTACGCTATCGTGACTCCTGCTCAATACTACAAACTATTGACTGCTGATAATGTTGCTATCAACAAAGACACCTCTGGTGGTTCTGCTGATGCTGCTAAAGGCACAATCGTTGAAGTCGCAGGTATCCAACTCAAGAAAAGTAATAACTTCGCTGAAATCATTGCTGAAGGTGACTTATCAAGTGGTCAGTCAAATGCTGACAATGATGATGGTTCATCAAACAATGATGTATTCGGTGGAAATGGAGTAGGTTACAATGGTAACTTCTCTGCACTTAACAACAGTGGTGAACATGGTATCTTAGTTGGTACTAAAGAAGCTATTGGTACTGTTAAGTTACTTGACTTAGCTACTGAGTCTGAGTACCAAATCGAGCGTCAAGGTACATTGTTCGTTGCTAAATATGCAATGGGACATGGTGTACTACGCCCTGAGTGTTCAGTGAAGATTCTTCCTGCATAAACCCTCTTAACTCTAAGCCCTCCTTGGTTATTCCTTGGGGGGCTTTTTTTATTTTATGAAACGAAAAGGCGTATCCCTAAGAAAAGAACATAAGTCTAAGAAAGGTGGACTGACCAAGAAAGGTCGTGACTACTATAATAAGAAGACTGGTTCTAACCTCAAAGCACCTCAACCTGGTGGTGGCTCTAGAAAGAAAAGTTTCTGTGCTAGAATGTCAGGTGTTAAAGGAGCTATGAAAGATTCTAAAGGTAGACCTACTCGTAAAGCATTAGCACTTAAACGATGGAAATGTTAATTATGTCATTATACGAAAATATAAACAAAAGAAAAAAGCTAGGCATTAGTCGCACTAAAAAGAAATCTACTATCTCTAAGAAGTCATATGACAATATGAAGAAGGGGTTTCCTAAAAAGAAATAGATGGACAAGAAGTCAGCTAAAGAAATACTACTCAAACACAACGATGCCCTCAAGACCTTACTAGATTCTGATGGTATGGGTGATATAAAAGTAGATGCTGATAAAGCCCTAAAAGTTGCCGAAGAAGGCACTAAAGAATTTCAAAAGACACTACTAGAAAAGTTCCGAGAGTTCCCTATTGTTGAAAAGGTTACCTCTCTAGGCACTGCTGGTACTGTCGCAGTTAGCACCGCAGCAGTCACACAGACTGAGTTAGCGGTAGATATGACCGAGGTCTTCGTAGCAGAGATTGCTGAAGATGTCGTAGAGGAACGCTTTGAAGTACCTCAGTTCTTTGAGATGGTGGTTGATTTCCACTCACTCAACGATTGGGGACAACAAGTTATTGCTGAGAAGGTTGCTGAGGCTCAGACTTTGGTTTCCGAACCACAACCGATTTCCACTGATACTTCCGAGAATGAGGACACCAAAGAAGCATCCTCCGTTTCTTCCACAGATGTTCCTTCCGATAAGCCTGTTGATGAGCAAGAAAGTAAAGAATCCCAAACAGAAGAAGAATCGGAAGCCAAAGAAGAAGATAAAGATTCATCTAAACAGAAAGAGCCACAAGAAGAAGAAGAAATAGAAGAAGAAGAAGAAGCATCAACTGAAGATGCAATAGATAATGACGAACCTGTCAAGACCCCTTTTGAAACCTTAGAAGACGACATTAGACCAAACTCCATAGTCGTATCCCCATCATCATGATTGATTATATCCTTACCAATTACCAAGAAGACTTAATGTCGATGGCGTTTACTTATGTAGCTATCGCTTCCATTGTTGCTATGTTCCTACCTAAGAACAACT